TCATAGTTTATTTATTTTAGATAAGTGTTAAAATTTTGTTAAAGTTTTGTTAAAGTTTATATATATGCTTCCCTGTAATTATTATACAAATATACATCTTTTTTTGTATTACACAAATTTATCGCATTTTTTGTACTGTTTTTTTTAACCCCTCTTTTTATCTTTGTAAAACATCTATATAATGAAACAGGCGCGCGTATACATAAATAATATAACATATCCTAATAAATTTGATAATATTACACTATTTAGAATGAATCTAGATAAGACGCTATTTAGAATAAATCTAAATAACAAAAATAGGGTACTATGTTTAAGAGTGCCATTTTTGACCCCTACTATGTTTAAGAGTGAGGAAAAACTAACCCCTACTATGTTTAAGAGTGGCATTAAGCACCCCTACTATGTTTAAGAGTAACAAATAAATATTATAAATATAAATATTATGGAAGAAATTAAATTAAATATTATGGAAGAAATTAAATTAAAAACATTATCAGAAAAGGTTGTCAACTTTAGTGATGATCTAAGTATTCATTTAACACTTATGGAAGACGGTAGTCTTCATTCTGTTATTTGGGAAAATGGCAACTGTGCTGAAGAACATTCTTTCGAGGTATTCAGTAAGGAATTATTAAAAGGAATAGCGGTTTAATTTTACTGCTGTGTCCCAGCTTGGGGGCTAGGTATGAAGAAGCCTGGTATGTACCAGGCTCTTTGTATTTAGGGCTACTATGTTTAAGGGTCTACTATGTTTAAGAGTAGAGATTTACCTTATAACATAAGTTCCAGAGTTGCTTCCTTGTATTAAGTATTGCAAACCATATCTAATAGCATCACAAAAGTGATTGTAAGAGTCTATTGGTTTCTCATTCTTATCTTGCCATACATAGTTATTAAACTCCTTCATTACTCCCTTACTACTTCTATCTACTATGATCTCGTAGTCTTGCATTAATGCAATCCCACTAAGTATGCTGCCCTTCTTCTTTATGGTAGGTTTAATATTTATGTCTAAAGCTTTCAGTTCACTTATAAGTCTAGGCTCACTAGAGTCTCCAATGATTAAGTCTAAACCACATTCCATCTTATTAAGTCTAGCTATCTCAGAGGTTGATAGACCTGCTTTTCCGTAGATCTCCCGAACGTATAGCCTTCTGTTGTCTTTATCTACACTTAGCTTTACTAAGGTTGTTAAATCCTTGGAGAATCCAAAATCCTGACAGTATACAGTCTTCTCTAGTTGTAAGTAATCTCCTACTCTCCAGTTTCTGATGATGGCTCCTTCAGCTTTGCTGAGCCATCCCCCCAATATGATATGCTCATACTTATCTGGTCTTTCTCTCTTCATACCCTCTACTTGCTTTATAAAGGATGCTGATAGGTTATCTTTATTGTCTCTATAGTCTGTATGGATAAAGGTAGTACCCTCTTGCTGTCCATTATAACCATCTACAATTGCATTAGGCAAGAAGAACCTTTGGTATATCCAATGCTCTTTAGTTGTAGGGTTAAGTATTAGTATACATCTATTCTGTTTAAGCTGTGATCTAACAGAGAAATCTATCTTATCAAATACCTCTTCATCTATAAGTTCCTCTGATTCGTCTAGTACGAATGTAGTAACTCCGTTTAAAGATTTAAGTGCTGCTGTTTGGTTCCCAGAAGATGTGCGGATGCCTTTAAAGATAATAGAGCTTCCTGTCTCCAGGTTTATTATCTCATCCTTAGTTATTCTAAACTGTTCAGTTACACCCATCATTTCTATCTTTTCTATAAATTCAGGAATAATAGAGGTCTGTGCTGACATCATAGTATAACGAGTAAAGAGGACTTTATGTCCTCTCTCATAGGTTAGGTTTAATAAGAACATAGCTACACCAAAAGACTTGCCCGAGCCTCGTTCAGCGTCCCCCTGTAACAACAAAGTATCTTGACTTTGAGGTAAACAAGGGGACGTATTTTGGGTTTAATTTAACTTCTATTCCTATAGGTACTGACATATAGCTTTTTTTATTAAGAACCTGCTTACTCCAGTTTTTCTTTCAGCATCTCTTAGTGACAAATATTCAACTCCATTAAAAGTTGTTTTTATTCCGTGTAACATTTTTTTTCTTTCTATAAATTCATCGCTGTGGGTTTTATTATAAAATGGATTTAATTTACCAGTCCTACCAAACATACCGTTCTTTTCTCCAGAAACGGCAAAAGATATCTTCATTCTAGTGTTTTTGTTTTTAGCAGGATTGTTTTCTCCAGAAATGATTACTGACTGAAACTTCCTGACCTCTTCGTATTTTCTTGAGTCTCTGTATTCGTTATTAACAGACTTATTCATAATATGAAAAGCAGCTGAAGACGACCTATCTTTCAGGTGTAGAAACAGGAAATAATGCGCTAAGTAATGTTCTCTTGCTGTAAATAAAACTAAGTTACTGAGGTGATTCTTGCCTCCTAGCCATTTTGGAATAATATGATGAGACTCGTAGTAATTTCCATCCCCCTTTACTCTGTTTAGAACACGCCTTGATTCACACAAACTGACATACCAATCGTAGTATCTGCTTTTATTATGCCAAAGTACTTGATACTTAGGGTGTATGTTTACTGTTAATGCTTCAGTCATATATAAGATAACTGAAAATACAACAAACTGTTTTACAATTCTTCTTCATCTATCACCTCGATGTTGTTAACGTCTTCATCTACAACCTCAATATCATTGGCATCTACATCTTCAATATCATTAATGTCTTCATCTATATCTTCAGAGTCTAAATCTTCAGAGTCTACGTCTATAGTGTCTGCCATATCTTGTATCTGCTGAGGTGCTGCATAGAAATTAATAACAGGAGCTTTAATCTGAGTCCTACCAGAGTCTTCCTTCTTGTCTAGTGGCTTACCATATCTATATTGAAACAGTAAGTTAAGATGAGCAAAACTATCTACTGCTTTCTCTGCTAACATCTCCCAAGCCTCTTCTTCAGAGCCAAATACTTTCTTCATAGCCTTTAAAGCATAAGTACCTATTTGGTCTTTCTTAGCTTGATTAAGTCTAGCGGGAGACATATTAGACTTCTGTGCTTGAACAGTCTTAATTCCTGCCTTATTCTTGCCATTAGCTTTCCTGCCATCTGTAGGCTTAATAGTGTCTGAATGTTTTTTAGGTATTGCCATATCTATTTATTGTTTTCCTTGTTATTTTCCTTATTATTTTTCTTATTATATATTGTCTCGTATAAATTCCATATAGCTTGATCTATGTCTGCTGCTTTATGAACCTCTTTAATATCATAATGCTTATGAGCATTATCAATACTGATAGTGTAACCACCAGTAGCAAGTACTGCATATATTTTATAATCATTATTAAAGCACCATATTTGAGCTTTATAATTGCAGTTGGTTAGTTTAACAGTTATCTTCTTTCTTCTCATCTATAATAAATATAGTGTCTTCTTTCTTCGCATCGCTATAGCTCTGCTCCTTCCATTTCTTTTATTACTACTGGCTCTACTTCTTTACCAACCATTAAAAGCATAGCTTCTATCCTAGTTGAAATGTTTTTAAATTGCTCTGCACTAAGTTTATTAAGCTTGTTAAATAGAATTCTATTCTGCCCAGGAACCTCCTTCTTATTAGTGATTAAAGAATCATAAGAAGAAATAACTCTATAATCGCTAAGAGCATTAATCGTATAACCCATAGCGTGTATAACAGCACAATGGTTTTTGTTTACGTACTCACCCATACTCCTTTTAGATACCTTTGTGTTACCCAAAGATAGAGCATAGAATAAAGCCCTGCCTTCAACATACTCTATTGACCTTGTCTTTTTGGCAATGTCTATTCCTAGTAATCCATTCACGTAATTGTAGTTGTCTTCTATCATATCAGTTTTATTTGTTATTGTTGTTGTCTTTATTAAAATCCATTTGTATTAGGTCTGACTTGTCTACTCCATCCTTTACATTGTAGTAGTAAGTTATAAAAGAATACTCATCCATAGCTCTCATAATCCCTGCACACTGTTCGTATTTCTCAAGCTGCTTATAGTGTTCTAATAAATCCTGCATCTCATCAATTGGAACATCGTTTGCTAAATCATACATAGCCATATTGAAGAACTCTTGTATTCTATCTTTCCTGTCAACTATATCATCGCTAGTTGTTTTGCCTATCTTTTTCTTCTTTCCTTTTAACATCTAGGTACTTTGTATAATACTGGTTAGTCTGCTTATAAGTGTAGCCCTTGTAAATGCCTCCATTCCACATTCTTACTAACTGTTCTTCTGTAGGGAACTTACAATGTTTCTTCAGGAAGATCTCCTTGCCTAAACAAAGATACAACTTAAATACTTCTTCTGATGCCTTTTCATTAAACATATCTTCGTGTACATAATTAGTACCGTAAACTCTATTGACATCGCTTATCACGCTGTCTTGGATCTGTAGTATGCCATAAGAGTCTCCATTGTCTCCTATGGCTGTAATATCATTATCTGTTTCCACTTGCTTTAAGATTGACATTATAGATGTCAATCCTGATAGTACTATTATAAATGTTTTCATCTAATTGTTATTGTTATTAATGTTAGTTATTAATTTTAGTTATTAATGTTAGTTATTATGATCATTATGGTTGTTATGGCCATTAATGTTAGTTATTATAGTCATTATACTAATTATTATATTAAAAATTAGTCTTTAGCTTTAATAAGTTATAACATTGTATGTACTTAAAGTAAGCCTTAGACTTATGTATCTTCTTGAATAGCTCATACACTTTTTTGGTATATTGATACTTAGTTACACAATCAACTAAGTATTTTTCAGTAAACTTAACACCATATCCCCTACAGAAATTAACGTTGTCTGCTGTGTCTCCAACTATCATTTGCTCATAGAAATTATACAAGGCTTCTTCTTCTGTGATGTCGTGTACACATTGATGCTTTATATGATAGTTATACATAAGACAAGGGAACTGCTTATAGTCCTTGTCTATACTTACTATCATAACACCATCTCTGCCTACTTCTTTGCAGGCATCAAACCAAGCCTTAGCTACTACATCATCAGTCTCTACACCTGGATAGTTCTTAGAGTTGTACTCCTTAGTTACGTAGTCGTGTAGTTGTCCTAATAATGGAGGAATGTTTGCATTCTTCCTATTGGCTTTGTAGTCTGATGAAAGATGCTTTCTAAAGTTACCCTTAGAGTTATTAAATAAAGTTACTAGATCAACAGGATGTAGCTCTTCTATTTGATTAATGATCCTCATAAGAGAATCATCAAACTTTACAGCAGCCTCTTCTAATGTATCAAAGAATGGACTGTCTTCTGCGGTTTCTCTTTGTCTGTAACAGCTTGACCATACTAGGCTATCTGCGTCTACTAATAGTATCATAATTAACTCATTAATGGTTTAGCTTGCTCTATTAAATCTCTAAAGTTTTCAATGAATAATTTAGCCGTTTCTTCATCTTGGAAGGAAAGAAATTCGCTAGTATTCTGTAGGCTATCAACACTAATAGTGTTTCCACTAAAAAAAATACAATATTTAATATCATACCCCTCCCAATCTGGCTTCCATTCCTTTCTATAAACATCCCTTAACTGTGATAACTGTGCAAGTGCAAGAGATGCCATAGCTTGTTCTTCTGTTTTGAAAAGCTTTCTATCTATCGCTACCAAATAAGTCTTTACAGAGTTTTTGTTTATTCTTGAAGTATTGCATACATAAAACCCAGCTATAGCCCCTAATTCTTTCCAAGTCTTAGGTAGTTTATTTAGTTTTTTAAACACTATATGCTCAAAAGTGCTGTTGTCTTTGTCAATCTCGTAGCCTTTTGGGGCTGTAATTTTTAATTCTTTCATAATTTCTATTATTCTTCGTTAAATTCACAATGCTCCATACAATCAGAACAGATGTCAGACTCATACCAAGCCTCCGCACCACAGCAATCGCTTAACATAATTTCTCTAGTATTAAGTGTCCTAAGTATTTTCGGCAAATATCAGCAGTCTCTAGTTGGTTTGATTTTGCAGAAGCATAATAAGCATAATAAGCAGCAAAAAAACAACCATAAAAAGACCAATCAGTATCATTAAGCTCTTCCTTAGATACCTCCCCATTACCATACGCTATAGCAGCATCCACAGCCTTAATACTTCTTTCATCCTTCATTAAGTGTCTAACTGTATTAGCACAATGTCCCTTAGCAAGCGTAAACGGTCTATCATCCACCTCTAGCTTATAAGCTAACCATAATAACCAGTCTCCTCTATGACAAGTATCAATAACCTCTTCAGTTGTCTTGTCTCCAGCCCATTCAACAGCCTCCTCACAAGCCTTTAGTTTTAATAGTAAATCTTTCATAATTTCTCTAGTATTAATCTTTTTAGTATCCTTGTTGTTCTTTCATTTAACATAAAGTCCACACAATTACCACCTAAGCTAATTCCGTTTATGTCTACACCTTTTTCAAATGGTTCTATGTCATAGCTTCCATTCTCTGCTGGTATTAAATCATACTGTATTGTAAATTCTAGTCCCTCGTACATTATATTAGTTTCCATCCTGTCCCTTTATATAGTTCAACACATTAGTTAACTTGTTTACCGAGTAGTCCCTATCATAAAGTCCTGCTAGGTAAATCTCATTCTCTAAAGTCTCAATAGCCTCTGCCTTTGGGTTTAGCTTTCTTACTGATAACTCGTTAATAGTTTCTAACTGTTTGTCCATTAAGTCGAATAATTCTTCCATAATTCCTAATTATTTTAATTGTCTTTAGTGTTTTAATGTTATAGTACAAATATAAACATTATATGTTAATAACAACTACTATAATGTTAAAACTTTGTTAATGTCTACTTCTCTGAGTCTATCTCCCTCTGTAGGTTCGCTAAAGCTCTCCAAGCTACCTTTGCACTATGCCGAACACCATCTGTATCGAATGTTCCTGCCTGCATTAGATGCCTTGTAAGTGCGTCTAGCTCATCTGTTGATTTGCTCTTGTCCCAATGTAGAGGCTTGTCTGGATGATGTTGGTTGTTACCAACCCAACTTGTATTGGCTACTTCTAGTATAGCATCTGGAAAGTATTGTAGTACTCCTGAGAATACTGGTTGCTGCTTCCTTTGTTCAGCTACACTAATAGGATTAATGTATGCTGCCTCTGTCCCGCTTATTATATCAATATTTTTTACTTCTCTGTCTAGTTTATGTACTTTTACTTGGTTGTCTAACAAAATACATATCTGCTCTTTGGATTTGTTTGTGCTATGCAAATCAATAGCCCACCTAAATTTGGTGTAGTTGTCTCTTAATTGTAAATTCTTTTCTGTTATGTAATTGTCTACTATTTCAAATACATCATTAAAACTTAATTCTCGTTTCATATTAATCTAATTTTAAAAACTCTGCGTTAGCGTGTTCAACAAACCATTCTTTATTATTCTGGTACTTATCTATGACAGCTTCTATCATTACAAGTTCATCTATACTAGATCCCTTGATCTTATCCATAAGTCCCTCTATCTTGTTTAAGATGTTGGTAACCATTTCTGGATCCGTATTGTACAAGTTATTGTACTCCTCTCTTACGGTATCTTCTAGCATCACATTAAGCTTATTTATCTGCTGCTTCACATTTAGCTTGTACTGAGTAGTAAGCCTTAGCGACTCATTAGCTTCTAGCAGAAGCTGGCTAATTAGTACGCTCTTTAAGTAATTCAATTGCATATCTTTCATAATTATTTAATTGTTATTGGTATTATAGTAGTTTTATCCCTTCGTTTATGTTTAAGTAAGTGACTTCTTTAGGCACTCTACTTCTGTTTAAGAATTGTGTGGTAGCAGGATTAAGATAGTTTACTTCCCATACTCTTTTAATGAATAGCAAATTAAACATCCATATTCCATTTGGGGTAGAGTTAATATAGATTGGTGTATCTAAATGCTTATTAGACTCTAACATCATAGCATCATATTTCTTCTTCTCTAGTATTAAGGTATCATAATGAATCCTTCTGCATTTAAGCTCTATTCTATGTTTAAATGTAGGAGAATAACAATCCCATCTTGACATTTGGTTCTTGCTTTTAACGAGGTCTAAATACTTATAGTCTGTTAACCAGGCAAAAAGGTCTGCCTCTTTCCATTTGGCTGTGCTACTTATTATACTCATCTATTAAAGTCTTTAGTGAATTGTAAGTTGACTTAAAGCAAGGGCCACAAGATGTTGGTAGCTTCTTCTCATTAAATACTCTATTGTATATCTTTAGCATTCTGAGTTGAGTGGTTTGGCTAATTACATTCGCAGCCTTATCCATCTCAGTATACAGATAATTATACTCCTCTTCAGTCAGACATTCAATCTTCTTATATCTAAAGACTTGGTTTAGTTTAACCTTCCTCTCATCACATCCGCAGTCTTCGCCAAAGATAAATTTAACAGCAGCTTTGATTCCTGTTGCTGTAGTTATCTTATCTATAGTGTCTCCAAGACCTATAGAGTCAGAAGCTGTAGCTTCTTCCCTGGACTTAATCCAATCTTTGTACTCTTTTTTTCTCTTATCAAGAGACTCATAATAATGATCTTCCATATTACTTAGTGTTTGATTTGTCGATTGATTTGTCGTTTGATTTGTCGATTGATTTGTCGTTTGATTTATCAATTGATTTAGTACTTAATTTAGAGTTGATTAAATGAAAATCACCATTTAAGTAATCCTGATAATCTTCAATGAACTTATTATTTAAAGCGTGTTTGTAATTCTTAATAGAATTGTATATGCTTGTCAGGCTTATGCCTGATCCATTAGCTATATCTCTTAAAGACATATTAGTCTTAAAGTACAAAGAGGAAAGTATAATGTCGTATCTTTCCCAATCCAATATCTCATTTGATATAGAGTCTACAAGGTTATGAAAAGCCTCTTGCTGATTAAACTCTAAATCATCAAGCTCTGAATCATCTTGTAAATCATCAGTTTCCAAATATTCAAAGAACGTATATTTCTTTTTAGCTTTAATGTAATCCACAAACATATTCTTGAGTGTGACATAAACAAAGAATCGGTTGACCTCATCGTCTGTGTACATTATCTTTTTCTCATCTGTAACAAGCCTATGTATTCTAAGATACATTGACTGAACTATGTCTTCTGCGGTGTATTTATCACACCCCATATTGAGAACCATTTTTACCCAAAGGGTATGGTTTTCTGCAAGCTTTTCTAATATCAATAGTCTAGTATAAGGGTTATTAAATCTTTGTCTCCGTAATACTTTTCTAAATTGTTTATTGTTACTATGTTTTGGTCTTGTTCAAAAACCACTCCTTCTAAGGCATCTATAAATGCCTTGTTTAAATTGTCTTGTAAGTCTGGCTTAGCAGTCTTATATAATTTACCTATTCTTTTCTTCTTAGGTATACTCTTTAGGTATGCGTATTGGTAGGTTAGTTGTGCAATGTGTATCTCTGTTCCTGCTGGAATAATATTAAAGCCCTTACTTAGTTGAGCCTTTGCTAACTTAGATACAGTCTTTTGGAAGTCTATTATCTTCTTGGGTTTCCAAGGTCTTCCTGCTCTAGTAAATCTCACCGATTGGTGAGGTACTGGTTTAAGTTCAAACTCTAATTTTAGTCTAGTCAAATTTCTTAGTATCAAATAAGTCCTCTGTGTCTATCACAGTAGGAAGTCCTGCTGAATCTATTTTATATGAAAAATTACTAAAAGGGAAGTTTCTACTTCTCTTTGCAATAACCTCTATGTACCCAGCATCAAAGTTAGGTTTTAATTGTAGCTGACATTCTGCTTTTTTTTCTAGGGCTGAACCAAGGTGACCTGTGGGTTTGTCTGAACCGTGATTAGAATGTATAACTGTAACTACAGTACAATTATATTTCTGTGTCCACTCCATTAGTTTTTGCATTATCCTATTAGACTCATCTATGTTGTTTACATCTGAAACTAAATCAGCTATTCCATCTATTATAACTAATCCAGGATCATTTACTTTTCTCTCTAGGCAATACTCAATGAAGTTTATCCTAGCGCTATAATCAAGCCCTCTAAGCCCATAAGTATGATAGCACTCATTATCTAGCCCAGTCATTTTCAAGGTACGCTTAAACACTCTCTGAGCGTGAAACCTTCCTTGTTCTGTATCAAAGTGCAGAATACATCTGTCTCCTCTATGTCCCTTTATACCTTTGGTATATGGTAAGCAGCTACCTCCTAGGTAAGCTGCACTCAATAATGTCACAAAGAACGTCTTAGTACTCTTTGGTGGAGCTTGTATAAACACTATGTTACCATAAGTTGCTATAGGTGTTGGGTAATACACTCCTCCCATATTATGCTCTCCAAAGCTCAATGAAACAGGAGGGTGTCCTATCTCTTCGTTTGGGTCAATATAGAGACTACGCTCTATACTTTCCATTGTCATCATAAGAGTTTCCCTTTCGTCTGATGCCTTTATTTGTCCTAGTGTCATTTTCCGATATAGTGTTATTTTTTACATTATTATACTAATAAAAAAAAGGGGCGGTTAAGCCCCTCTGATTATGCCTTATTAGAAAGATAAGTCACTTGAGCTTTCTACAGCTACAGTCTCCTGCTTAGAAGCAGTCGGCTTAAAGGTGTCTACCGTAAAGTAAATACCTTTGTCTCCAGATAGCATATTAAGCTTTACTTGGTTGTTACCCTCAAACTTAGTGTAGTACTCTTGTACTTCCTTAGAACCCATAAAGTCAAAGAACTGCTTTAGGTTTACTACTACTGTTCCCTTTACAAAGTCTGGTGCGGTTTCTCTAGCGTTAAAAAATCTTAATCCTTGTGCGTAAATTGTGCTGGTCTTGCTCATAATAAATAAATTAAATGTTAATAGTGATAATTAATAATAATAGTGATAATAATAATTAAAAACGTGTTACTGGTTTAGTTGGTGATGGTAATGTTTGCTTGAGAGAATAAGATTTATCTCCTGCGTTCTCTTGCTTATTGTCTCTTGAGTCTGAATCTTTTACATCATCGATTAAGAGTAGTCCGTTAAGCGAATACTTCCGAGCATAGCTGCTAGAAGCTCCAAAAGACTGTGCAATATGCTGTCCTTTAGTGTCAGGGTTAATTCCTGCTTGGGCTGTTGCCTCAACAGAGTTACCCTCTGAGTGTAAGATTGCTCTTGCTTCTACGAAGACAATACCTCCTACTTCTTTAATCTGATCCGTAATAGTAAGTCCTAGACTGTACTTAGATAATAATGGTTTAACAGCTTCCAAGATGTCTTCTTGGCTTCTGTAGTTGTACTTCCCAAATGAGTTGTACTGATTTTTAGGTGCTTTCAGCTCTGTTTGTAGAGCAATTACCTTCTCTTGAAATGTTAATACTTGTTGAATTGTTCCCATAAAATTACTTTGTTTTTGTAAATGTAGTGATTAATATCCATTAATTATAATAATAATATAACTATCTTACTTTTATTTTACTATTATTTTCTTTATCTCAGCATCCCTTTGATGTTGAGTCTTATCTTGCTTATTGTCTAGGCACTTATTAAATGCCATTCTATACTGTTGTAACTCAAGCTTTGTTTCTTCTAATTCAATCTCCATACTATTGACGTAAAACTGAACCTCGTTCAATCGCTTGTAGTACTCATTCATACCTTTCTTATCATAAGCACTTGCTGTGTATAACAAGTCAAGTGCCTCTGCTAATGAAATCCAATTAGCTAGGTATCTACCCCTCTGAAAGTACATCTGATTGCACTATTCTTTTATAGTCTAAAGGACACTCCTTATCACATAGCTCAAATATGTATGTAGTAAGTTTCTCTGTTTTAGATTCTAACTCCTTTACTCTATTTAACAAAGCTTCTATTCTAGCCTCTTTGTAGTTTAATAAATCGTAACTCATATATTTCCTTTTTTTAGTTTATTCCTAAGTCTTCTTGCTTTCTCGTACTTGTTCTTGTCCTCTTGACACAGACCTTTATTACGTCTATCTTCAATTGGAAACCCAGTAATGGTATTAAGCCCTAAATCCCACCAGTTTCTTGCTTGTG